CCGTAAGTGGCCATAACTAGTCCTCGTGCTGATCGTGGTATGCTGCCTCACGAAGTCTCAATGAAATTGCCCGCATAAGCGACCAACCGCCAACGATCCATGCCACGGTTAGGATCATGTCGTTGCCGCACTGCCGGATCACGTCAGCCACCCGCTGCTTCCAAGGCTCGTCAGACGTCTCCCAAGCAACGGAGTCCGCGTAGGTGTTGGTGATCGACGCAATGACCGGCTGCAGCCTCCAAGCGTGCTGCAAATAGAACGGCGTCGAGTACAAAGCATTGGCCGACATCAGCACCCGCAGCAGGTTCTCTGGGTTGTAGGCCGTGTCCCCGTCAATGAGGTCATCAATCTGATGGCAATAGGCATGGAATGCTACCACAAAGGCCAAGGCATCCGGGTGCCCGTGGCAGACCTCTTGGTAGATGGCGACAATCTCCTTCATGCGGGGACGAAGTCTGTAGCCGCACTGCTAGGCTTGCCACGCCATATCTCAAGGTTACTGAAGATCGAGAAGCTGTGGACCTTGGCCCCATGCACAGCTCCTGCAGGAACGTGTCTAGTCCAGCCGATGTTCCTCGTGCAGAGCGTCCTCCGCTTGTTGCCCATCATCCACTCGACGTTGCCCAGCCAATGCGTGATCCGGGAATCGCACTGCTCGTGAGTGTGGAGCGGGATGACCTCGCCTTTTGGACAGCACCAGATCTCAAGCTGCCAGTTGAACAACCGAAACAGTTTGATTCCTACGCATCTCTGGAACCTTACGATCACAGTGCTTTGCCAAGGTACTTCGCACCCGACTCAATGCCGCCGATAATGTCCTGCTTGAGCTGACTCTTCATTTCGTCACGTTGGTTCAGCAGGCCGCCATACTCTCCCATGATGCCGCGCCCCATGTTGGGATCCATTCCGAGCTTCTTGATCTCTTCGTCAGAGTATCCCTGCTCTTTGAGGAACTGAATCTGACCGTACTGCTGGTCCAGACCCTGAGCGTACCGTTGTAGGCCGGAAGGTCCTTGTGGCGAAGGCATGCTGGGCGCTTGGTAGGGCTGACTCATGCCGTACCGACCAAAGCCACCGCCGACCTGTTGAGAGTAGCCGTAGTTCATAGAGATCCTGCTGCACCAATGCCCGCACCGATGAGAGCCGTGGTGTTAGCCGCACTGGCCGTCCGAGCCGCAAGCTGCTGTTGAGCGTTGCCACCATAGATGTCCGCAGCGTACTGGCTTTCAGGGTTGAACAACATTCCCGGAGCCATGCCCTGCGCCTGACCAAATGCGCCTTGGGTCATTCCGAACGCCTGCGAAGGACGTCCAAGGACCTGCTGGAACACGTCGCCGTAGACCGCCTGCTGCGCCCCAATACCCTGCATGGCTTGTTGCTGACGTTGCTGCTGAAGCCCAGCACCCATGAGCTGAGACCGCACCGCTTCCTCAACCGCTCCACGAGGACTCTCGGCTAGGCCACGCGCCGCATAAGCCGCACGAGTCTGCTGCTGGGCCATGCGTTGCTGCTCCGGGGTCAGCCTAGAGCCAGCCGCCAGATTGGACTGGGCCTGAGACGCCAGCATGTCCGCCAACGCTGCAGACTGCGGAGAGGACTGTTGTATGGCTGCACGGGCACGAGGACCCAGCTTCTCGATGTCACCGATGTCACCCTCACGCGAGATGCCACGGGCCTGTGCCTCGGTCTTGGCAAGCTCCGGGGCCATCTGCCCATAGATCGCGGTGATCTCAGGAGCAAGCTGGCGAGCAATCTGCGCGTTCAGGGCAGCAAAACGTGGCGCGTATTCCGCCTCCGCCGCATAGCGTGCCGGGGTCAGGTCAATCTGCGCCTGCAGTGTGTCCCTCGTCTCCTGCCCGTAATTCCGTGGCGGAGGTGCTTCGATACTAGTTCCCATAGATCTTTTCTCCTGTCTTGTAGACGTCCAAAGCTGTCCCAAAGAATCGAACTTTGCGATGCCGAACCCCGTAACTTGGTAGGCTGGCAGACTCCGGCCTGCGTCGGAACATCTCTGCAAATGCCGACATCAGTGCAGCCGGGTTGTCTCCAGCTATCTGATCCCAGTACCAGAACCGGCCATGCTCCGTGGTCTCCTGCCAGCGAAACGACTCGACCTGCATCTCCTCTGTAGGCCAGCCAATCACGATAGACCTAACGCTTCCTTGGTCGTCCACGGCGGCGACGAGTTGGTTCCTCTCGATCTGCCACATCACGTAGTCCTCCAGAGCTTCCTGAGTCCACCCCTTGAAGCTGTCCGGGAGCTTCTGCCGCACGTACGATGTCAGGTTTTGGATCATTCGGTTGGCTATCTGTTGGAGTATGTTTGCGGAGGTTGGCTAGTTTGTAGACACGGATTCTCATACGTTAGTTCCACACGCTCAACGTGAGTCCAAGCGCGTTGAGATTCACCGCTGAATCCTCGGATGGGTTATACTTCACCAGCCGATAGTAGACGTTTGCAGGTGATCCCGTGATGGATACAGCTCCAGACGCAGACCTATAGCCAGCAGTACCTCTCAGATCCCATGAGTAGATGTCACTCCAAGTCGAAAGGTTCGTCGAATACTGCAGGGTCAAACCAACAGGTGTACCAGCGGTGATGTCTATCGTTGAAGTCATCGTTAGCTGATAATTCGTAGGGACAAACGATGTCTGAAACTGAGTGAAGATGTTGTCCGTGTTAAGATGAGTAAAAGGCCAATACGTAACCGTTGTGTTTGAGCTTGCTGGTATCGACAAGGCACTCGGTGCATCTCCTCTCGAGAACTGGAAGTCGGCGCGGTACTTAGCACCAGTGGTGACCAAAGCTCCACCCTGAAACGCCAACCCAGTACCAAGCGGTATCTCGGACATGGTGGCCGAGGATCCGGTGGGATTACCTAGCAGCCTCGACGCAGCCACCGGGACAATCTTGGCGTATTCCACCTGCCCGTTGGTGATCTCGATTCCACCGACACCGGTGAACCCAAGCCCACCGCTGACCGTCAGCTCCTCAACATCTCCAGACCCAGACGTGTCCCTTCCCAGCAGTCGATCCGTACCGATGGCTTGGATCTTCGGAAATGTGACCGCTCTGGAAGCAAGCGCGGAAGTGGTCACCGACCCAGCAGCCAAAGACAACGATCCACCGTCCACGGTCCCATTGATGTCAATCGCCGGGTTGCCCAGTAGGTTCAGCACAGCCGGATCCAGCACGGTGCTCGAAGTCACCGTCGTCCCGGGAGTCACTGTGACGTAGAGAGGCATCAGCTAAACTTGATTGCCTTGAGCACTAGCTTCCACTTCGTGCGATCCACTGCAGTCGAGGCTGAGGAGTACTGCCCGTTGGTCTTGTTAGGGACCAGCAGGTAGTTGTTGCTCGTCGTGATGCAATTGATCGAGGTCGAGTCAATATACTTACCGAAAGCCGGTGTTTCCGTTTCGTTGGTGTCGGAGATCACCGCGTCCAGCGCCACCAAGTCGTTCTGAGCGTATGTAGCATCCCCGCCTGCATCGGTGCATTTAAGGAATCCAGTCAGGATGTCCGGAGCGCCACCCAGAGTCGTGTCCGTGAACAGCACCGTCTGCTTGGAACCACCAGCAGGCACCGAAAGCTCAGATGACGTCCAAGTCTTCACCGAGGCGCTCAACGTTCCGGCATCACTAAGCGCAAGACCGGATCCCACCGTGATCTGCTGGACGTCTCCATTGGTGGTAGCATTACGCCCGAGCAGCTTCTTGGCGGTGACCTCAAACAGCTTGGCCTCACTGACGCCTCTGGAAGCGATCTGAACCGTATCCGAACCACTGAACTCAAGACCGCCACCAACACCAATCTGAGCTGCATCTCCGGTGCCAGCAGAATCACGACCGATCAGCTTGTCGGTGCCGATCTGCTGCATCTTGGCGAAGGTTACCGCGTTAGCCACCAACTGCGTCGTTCCAACCGATCCCGGAGACAGAGAGAGAGAACCACCATCCACAGTTCCAACCACATCCACGGAAGGCGTCCCCAACAGGTTTAGCGTGGTAGCGTCCAGCGTGGTGCTGTTGGTGACCGTGGTTCCCGGGGTAACAGTGACAAAGAGTGGCATGTTTAGACGTCGTTCTTACCGTAGAGTCTGAAAGGAATCCCGACCATCTTGACGTTGGCGACGATGAGCGATCCTCGATCGGTGGTCAGTATCGGTTGAGCAGCGGACGCGTGCCCCTTGAGCCGTGCCTTGTGTGCGTACGACTGATGCAGCCCAGCTCGGAACCCGTTTGATCCAGTCCTAAGCACCGGCAGCGTCGAGTAGTCTTCGCGATATGCCGTCAGGAAGTCGTCGTTGGCGTTGGATGTGTTGTAGGCCGAGTAGCCGTATTTGTAGTACAGCGTCCGGTCCTTGGTGGCGTTTTCGGCGATGTCCAAACTCTCGGAGACGCCATCGAAATCAACGCTGATATCGTAGCGCGTGTCCCAATTCCGAAGTTCCAGATGAAGATCTGTCCACTGCTTGTGCTCTACAGCGTCCCCGGTGTACCCACGAAACTCCACCCGGGTCGAGATCTGGTAGGACGTTCCGGTAGCGTTCCGGTCGAACAGAGCGTCCTTGTCGAAGTTGTGGACGTAGCCCGACTCGTCCGCGAAGACCAGTCGCTCGGTTCCGGAGACGATCACCCGCTCGAAGAACTTTGGATTGAGCAGCTGCCCTTCCCAGTAGCCTTCCCACGCCTGATTGAGGAAGTTGTAGCTCAGGACTCGGTCGTTGGTGCCATCTCCGCTTTCAGTCGGGTGGGCCAGCAGATAGCGATTGTCGAAGTATGCCGCGCAGGACCGCTGCCAGTTCGTCTCGTCGATGTCGTCCACGAGGTTCTGGATCGAGTCCGACAGAGGCAGAATCACCGACTGAGCAATTCCGAACTCTGTCTGCTTGAGTGAGATGATTCCGCGCTGGCTCAGGAAGATGAGATCAGAGCCAGTATTGACCACGCTGTTAGGCGCGACACAGCCGAACTCTCGAGTGACCTCAGTGAGCCGGACGTTGCTTAGGTCACCATACAGGTTCTCTATGGCCAGCACCGACCGTTGTTTGAACACCACCAGCGTCGTGGAGTTGAACGCCGCGATTGCTATGACCCTATCGTTTGTGCCGGTGTTGAGCTTGAAGTCATTGGTGACCTTCGCGTAGTGCAGCGGATCCAGCACATCCGAGACGGCCAAGAAGTCGTTGCCGTACACCATCAGCAGTCGGTTTTGGAAGTACAGCCCATCACGTCCGGCAGGCACCGCGGCACCCGAAGCTGAGGAGTTGGCAATCGTCCCTGACAGCGTTGTGCTCGTGGAGGTGATATCCACCAGCGTGTTCGGCATCGAGGCTGTCGCAGAAGGCGCTGCAGAGTATGCGCCACCACCAGACACGCTCGTCGTAGACGTCACCTTGCCGTCAGTGATCGTGGCGTTGAACGAAGCTCCGGCAGGACTGAACGTGATGGTTGGGGCAGTCAGGTAACCGGAGCCTTGGTTTCGGATTGTTAGGCTCGAAACGCTAATTGTCGGAGCTGTTCCAGACGTAACTACCGAGAACGTAGCCCGGCTGGCGTCGTTCAGACTGTCAGTCTCCTCTGTCGTCCCTTGAAACAGCCGCAGCGTGTTCTCATCGACCGGATAGACATAGTAGATGCCATCCGCAACACCAACCGCGCTGATGTTGCGAATGTTAACTTGATCCCCGGCCACAAAGTTGTGGTTGGGCACCGTGATCGTGTCCGCATTGGCATCGGATGCGACGATGGATCTCGTAGCTGGGACGCGATCAAAACCCTTGTCCAAGGCTTGCACTTGACTTCCAGCAGCGTAGCTGGACTGCATGATGAGCGGCAGGCCGTCGTTCTGGTAGCTTTCCAGCCCCTGAGCAATGTCGTAGCTGGTCGTGTTGTTCTGTAGCTCGATGAAGAACCGATTGGCTGAAGTCAGACCCGCAGCAAGATCCAGCTTGTTTGCACCCGTCAGCGAGTCGGCCTGCGTGAGATGCAGCGTCACCGCAGAACCAACCACATTGACGTAAATGCCAAAGCCTTGACCGGATCCGGTCGATCCAATCCAGAGCGGTGTCTGCGTTCCGGTTTGACCAATGACGACACGATCACCTGTCTGCAGGTCAGGTGTAACGTTGAGCGTTATGGTGTCAGTCGTTGCGTTGACGTCGGTTCCGTTGAAGTAGTACCGCGCAGGACCCGGACGCAGCATGACCACCGAATCGCCGCACTGAATCAGCCGGACGTCGTCGTAGAAGTCGTGGCCATTCATCGGGATTTCCAGATGCGCCTGATTTGGTCGCAGCAAGAAGACCCGTCCCTGACCTCCATCCGTGCTCCTAGCAACATTGGACGCCACAAGAAGCGACTGAGTCCCGGTGGTCTTGTCCCGGTACTTCAGCAGCGCCACTATGTCTGTGATTCCAGTCGTCGAAAAGTAGTACTGGAATGTTTGAGGATTCGGGTAGGTGAATGAGTACGAGCTTGTGCTCATCACCGCATTGCTGTTGTCCTCAGATTTAGACAGCAGACGCGTTCCATTCTTGAACACCAACTCGCTGGATGAAGGATTGCACGAGACAACCGTGTTCACCGAAACCTGAGACAGCCCGGAAGCCGTATTTACGGTCGAGCTATTGGCACTGACGTTTGCCGTGAAGCTGCCATTTACCCACAGACCTCCCCACTTGGGACGCACCACGCCCCAGCGATTCTTGATGCTCTGATCCTCGAAGCGCCGATTGATCGCCAACGAGACATACTTTGGAGGCAACAGATCAGCGTTGAGCCTAGAGTTCATTCCGATGAACCCGTCATCCTGACCGACCAGTTGTTGAATGTCTGGCATCAGCGTGTAGGCACAACGATCTGCCGCACTTGCATCTCCTGTCGAGCAACCTTGTCAATTTCATCCGTTAGAGCCGACTCACCGAGCTGCAGAAACTCATTCCCAAGATCCACCTTGCCATCGACTCGAAGCATCTGCCCCGCAGCCCGATACGAACAGATCTCAGAGAACCTGTACGGGATGCTGGTTGGATCCGTCAGATACACAGGAGGCAGCAGTCGCACCTCGATGAAAACGTATGGGATCTCGTCCAACACGAGCAGGCCATCCTCGTCAAAACCGTACTGCACGTTGCGCGTCTGAGGGATGCGAACTCTTGGGTCGTTACGGTAGACCGCGAAGATCTCGCCAAGTTCCTGCGACCTCGTGGTACCGTCCGGATTGTCGATCTGAGAGACGTGACGGAAGAACGGATTGAGCAATCCCCAGAACTGGTTGTTCGTAGGCTCAGTTCCAGCCAAAGCAGACGAGAAACACTGGTAGTACTGCTGAGTCACTTCGTAGAGCACGATGTCACCTGCCGCATACGTCGTGTTGGAATCCCAGCTTGCATTCGAACTGCTGGTGTAGGACGGGTGAGCCTCGGCCCAGTACGTGGAGTTGAGAGTGCCTCCAGAGGTCGTTCCAACCGGAGGAATCACCTCGATGCTCTCACCGTTCTCAAGACCAAGCGCAGTTACTCCATCCTCAAGGCCAAGCACGAAGAAGTAGTCGGCATCGAACGTCGGAGGCTCACCGGAGGAAGCCCCGTTGTTTATCCACTGATAGTACTTCTGCTCCGTTGGCCAATAGACCACATCACCAAACGAATAGGATTCCGTCGAAGAGTAAGTCGGAGCGAAGAACTCCTGCTGGACGATCGTCTGGTCAGGCCAATCAAACGCCTCCCAAGCCTGCCTTAGCGCCGTTCCAATGAAGGTGCGGAAGAAATTGGCCTCCTCAGTTGTGGGCGGATACGTCCGACCTGTCATCTCGCAGGCTTTTCTCAGGACGTATGAGTAGTTTACGGTCTTAGGCATAGGTCGAGATCAGTCCTTCGGGAGTGCATACCACCCCGCAGGCAGCACCACGCGGTTGGAGGATCTGACGCTCTGCCCCTTCGAGTCGAGCACCCAGACCCGAACTTTTACATCCTCGGCTAGTCTCACCGGCTCACCGCTTGGGACCAATATCACCCGAGTCGCGCACCCGCTGCTCATGCTGGCGAATGCGATCCAGAAGCTTGTCGCGCAGGCTAGGATCACGTTTCGCATCTTCACTGGTTCGGTCCTTTGCCAGCAAATACTCAATGAACTTGAGCACCGCCAAGACCAACTGCTCAATCACGGAGCGGGAGGAGTGGCTTTAGTCTTGGAGAAGTATCCCCAAGCCGCAGCAACGAGCGTAATGACCGCGCCAACAACCTCTGGGAGCTGGTCAGCAGAGACGACGCCCTTGGCGACCAAGAAACCACCAGCGGCGCTAAGGACGTGACGGATGAGGGATTTGATCGAGTCGTTCATGGTTTGTCTTTCCAGTGTCTAATGTGCTTGTATATGACAATCAGGCCGATGACGCAGCCGATGCAAAGTGATGCGAAACGAACGTAAGGACTAAACGCTTCGATATAAGAGATCGCCACACCACCACCGGTGCTTCCGATCCCAACAATGGCGTCCTTGAGATCGTTGGTGTTCATTGAATTACCTATCAGTCCACCGATTGAAATAGATCACATTCCCAGAACTCACGGCAGCAGACAATGTTCCGGAAAGGTTTACAGTGGATCCAGCGACGCTTGATACGGTGAAAGCGTCAAACTTCTTGATACCATTCACCGTTGAATCAATTTGAACCAGGACTGTGTCTCCATTTGTAACTCCAGACACAGAAGTTGCGACGACAGCAGATGCTCCAGCAGACGCTCCAGAAGATGCGGTCGTTGCTAAGTTAAATGTGCATAGTTTGATGACGTTGTTCACGTTGTCACCAATCATGGTTCCGCTTTGGAAGTACGATTTAGGAACTCCGCCAGAAATGATGTTGCTTGGCTGAAGTCCTGGAATCCTATCAAAAGCTATTGGATTTCCAGCAGTATGTTCTAACAGAAGATCAACATACTTGAATGATGGAAAATTCCATGGAGAAGAAACAATGATGGCTGAAGCAACATTCTTGTGGAGGTAGATCCATCCACCATTCATCTGATAAAAATTGCTGGATCCAATGTTCTTTGGCCTCCATGTGTTTCCAATAGCGTACGCAGGAGATGTTCCTGAAAGCTGTGTTCCGCTTGAATCAAAGCAAAACACAGCAAGATCAACGCTCACAGATGGAGGAGTTCCAGTGCTTTGTGAAACATTGATCCATGTTGGATTTCCGGGTTCTTTCTTGATGGCAAACCCGATTCCATAGTCATCAGAATTCCAAGTGACTATTTCATCGCCAATAGCCACCTGACTTCCAGATGACAAAGAATCAACGAATGCCGCAGTGCTTGCTCTATAAATAGCTCTACCGGGAGCCTTGATGTTTCCGCTGGCATCAGTAAAAATAGGAACAAGAGCGCCAAGTGACGAGAATGACAGAATGTCCGAAGGGCTTACTGCTGTCTCTAGGTTTGACGAATTTAGAGAAATCAGATTCTTCGTAAGTTGATCTGCAATAATAGGAAACAGCTTTGATGTAGCGTTGTTAAACTCAGCGGAGAATTCTACGATGCGCTTGTTTGTTGTGGTTTCAATGTTTATCAAGCAAACATCATCGGTTGTTACGCTTGATGATTCCTGCCTGCAATTAACAACTCGATTGTTTAAGGTTCCTCCAACATTTCCATCTGGATAAAATCGGAACAAAGCGCAATCAGATGAAGCTGTTCCGTAAACAGCGCTTGTTCCATCGAAGTCAATGTTGTCTGTCCACAGATTGTCAGAAACAAATGCTGTGGACGCAGTCTTGATGTAAACATGAGCGTTTGGCTTCGTGGCACCATTTACATCTTGGTAATTTACTCCTCCTGACCAAATATTTGATATAACAAAACCGTCAGCAGTTGGGCATAGGTTCCAGTTGTTAAAGCATCGTGAAACATTGCAAAGCTCAAACTTGCAGTAAACAACATTCTGAGATGATGCCGGGCAGATTTTTACACCATCATAAAAACCTCTGGTAATCAGTGAGAACTTGCAATTTGTAGCCTTCTCAAGCTGCACTCCAACAGATCCAGATGTCCAATTATTGGTTTCTCCGGGTCTAGTGACTGATATAGAAATAGAACCATTAGCAATCGTAGTTGAATTTCCGCCGATCCTAACTGCCGGAGTCGTTGTTACTGTTGAAAGAATTGATGGATAATATGATTCGATAAATTCGATGTCTCGAAAATCAAGTGTAGATGATGCTTTGTATCCAGATGCGGTCTGAGGAATAACGAGTTTTTTTGCCAGAGACGCCGCTTGAGAAGCAGCCGAATTCAAGGCCGATGTGTCGTCAGTTGATCCATCACCCTTTGCGCCAAACTGCTTAACATTCAGTTCCCCACTATACTGCAACAAGAACCTTCCAGCCCCAGCCGTAGGAGCGATCACGGTGCCGCCGTTGTCAGTAACTGCACTTGCCGTGTCGTAGATGTACGTCCCTTGACCGCCGTCATTGTCGCTGTAGTAGCCCCTCGTGATGTAGAGCTGTCCGTCAGTGATTCCGGAAACTGTCAGCGCCTTCAGAGCCGCCACGTTGTCCACGACAATGGCCTTGCTTCCGCTGGCTCCGAAGATAGCGGCGTCGATCTGGCCAATCGTGATCTTCTTGGTAGTGCCGGAAGAAGCCTGCGTGGTATCGCTGACATCTACGATTGCGAGCGGATCAACCGTTGTGTTGACCGTGGAGATCGCTGTCAGTTCGGTAATCTTGGTGGCTGGCATGGTCGGTTAGTATTTGCGGTTGTGTGCGATGAACGTGCCCGCAGAGGCTGCGATCGAAGAGAACACACCGATGATCTCAGTTCCTGCCGGAATGGACACCGAAGTCGGGAAGTTGGTGATGTTGCAAGTGACCGCTGAAAACGTGCATGCGGTGAGGCACTGCAATTTCCAGAAATCACCAGTCACAGCAGCGGTCGAGGTGTTGGCTTTTCCGCCGTACTCTCCGCCTAGCTGACGATTAGCTCCTACATTCATGCGTGGTCTAGTTCAGTGTTTGTTGTCTACCTTTCAAGATCTCAGTTCGGATTCTGCGCTATGGCAGCCGCGGACTTGTACAGGTCATCGACGTGAGCGTCAGTCCATCCAAGCTCGTCCTGCAGCATCACGATGATCGGACTGTCTCGCACGATGTCCTCCTTGTACTCCCAACGGTTCCAACCAATGGACCTCTGAGGCTCTGGAAGGCCATTCAGTGCGGCTGCAATGGCGGTCATCTCACCGGCCTGCATCACCGCCTCACGCAAGGCCCACATCGACACCTGCGTCGGGACAGGCACGACAATAGGGGAGACTACCCAAGCGCCATCAATCCACTGACAGGTTTCAGTCGCAGGATCGTAAGGAGGTTGCGGCGCCTCGACCCAGCCCTTTCGCAGCAGCGTGGCAATGATCTCTGGATCAGTCTCGGAGCGAAGTTGCTTGTCGTAGGTCAGGTAGGTCAGGTAGGTCATGAGCAGGCAATTTTGAAAGAGAATCTTATTGAGTGTTCGTAAATTCTAGTTTGTTTTGATCTTGAAGCTGAAAGCGATGGAATGCTCCAACCGCTTGCGAAGTGGGTTGCTCAACTCAAACGCAAATACGTTTACAGAATAGATATGGCCGACCCAATAGTACGCAGAATCCCCGGCGCCGCTCGGCCTAAGACTTCCGTTAGCACCAATCCTTGGGTACAATCCAATCGCGACCGTATTCGCTGCTGTGTAAATTGAGGTTCCTAGTTGCCAAACCGTAAATTGATCGCTTTTGGATGTGATTGACTCGATATTAAGAGAATTCAGTGGAATAGATGACGACCATTCGTGCCTAATTGATGATCCAAGACTAAGGTAAGACCCACCGCCTCCATAAGGATTGTGGTCCGCGTAAAAGGAATTTCCAAAATTACATACTTGAGCACCGTTGCCTGCATCCGATGTGCGTTTGCAGGCGTATACAAACGTCGCCGCTGTCGCTCCAGAAATAGGAGTTGATGACCAAGTTGCGAAACGCCCACTCGCAGAAGCGGTGTCGTCTACCAGCACTCCCGGGCACCCTCCTTGGAGCGCGACCTTGTAGAGCGGTTTGTTTGCTTCTGTCGATTGGGTTGGCGAGTTGTTGCCAGTTCTCGAGGTCCAAGTCCCGATGGTGTTTCCGTCAGAAAATCCTGACAAAAATCGAGCGTCCAGAGCTGATACAGCCCCAGCGTTAGATGGGTTCAGATGTCTGGCTCTTCGGTGCATTATGCGGTGTAGCTGATTTCCACTCCGAGGAGACGGGCGTCAGAAGCATAATTGTCACCGACCACTCCAGCATCGCGATAGACCTCGAAGATCACCGGGTTTCCAGCAGCCGCAGTACCACCAATAGTGATAGCAGATGTTGCCGGACTAATATCCAAGTCGTTCACGGCAGTTAGAGTATCAGTTGCCGTCTGTGCGGTACCCATGGCCTGATCTAGTGCATCGTCGTTCGCATAGGCTCTACAACGCAGACCCCAAACGACATCAGTGTTTGAACCAGAAGCGGTGACTGACGCCGTCCAATGGAACTTGGCGGTGATCGTACCAGCGTTCCAATTGCTAGGCATCACGATCATGCACTGAGCGTACTCAGCAGTGCCGGGATCAAACAGAAGTTCGTCAGTGTTAATCTTGTTGGTCGTCAGCTCACGAGAATCAATGCCGCATCCGGTTGTCGTTCTCGGGATCCACTGAGCAGCAGGGATCCAGACGTTGGTAGAGCCGCCACTACCTCCCCCTGCAGCAGCCCACTTGACACCCGTCGCAGTCGTCGAATCGACAGTCAGAACATGCCCATTTGTCGCGCCAACAGCCAGCCGTACATCGTTGGTTCCGTTGTGGACAATTAAGTCCCCCTTGGTTGTGGATGGAGAAAGAGAGTCAAATGCTGCTGTAACAGTTGTTTGACCTGTGCCGCCGTTGGCGATCGGAAGGGTGCCGGTGATTCCGGAAGACAGTGGAAGGCCAGTGCAGTTGGTCAGCGTCCCGCTCGTAGGAGTTCCAAGCAGTGGCGTCACCAGCGTCGGGCTTGTAGCAAAAACCAGAGACCCGCTTCCAGTTTCATCGGTGACTGCGGAAGCCAGATTCGCGCTTGTCGGAGTCGTCAGGAACGTGGCTACCCCAGAAGCTGGCGTGACTGTTGCAAGAGCACCCAGCCCCATCGAAGTGCGGGCAGTGGCTGCAGTCTGATTCTCCCACCGGTTAGTGACGTAAACTAGGAAGTCGTTTGTCGCTGGCGTCGTCGGGTAGTTAACGTCGTGCAGCTCGTTCAGCTCGTAGCCGTTGTTGACCGCGACGTAGATGATTCCGTTTGTCGGGCTAGACGAAACCACATATCCCATTCTTACCGCATGGTTGGGAGCTGTTGGAATCGTATTCACCAACAACCCAGCAGTAGTCGCACTGATGTAGAGAAGATCGCCAGCCGTAAATGTTTGCGTGTTGAGATCACGCAGCAGTCCGTTCGTGATGACCATTCCAGTTGCGTTGTTGGCAATGGTCTCCGCCGCAATGCCGATGGTGTTTGCGGTGTTCGGATCAGTATTCCCCTGAGCCAACGCAATGGTGAGGTTTCCGGAACTCGCCCCATTTACTCGAACAACTTGCCCACGAGTGATTGTTGACCCAGTCGTGTTTCGCCCAAGAACGTGGCTATCGACACCAAGCAATGCGTTGACCGATCCAGATCCAATACCAAGGTCAATCGTCTGATTAGTCGGATCCCAGATCATTTTCGCCAACCCAACAGTTCCGCCAGCAGTGTTGAACGTGACGCTCTTCAGCCCGCTTATCTCCTGAGTGTCGCTCAACGTGACAGAGCTGTTCTGAATGAGCTGGCCAGTGGTTCCATCCCAGCGCACCAGAGCATTATCCGTAGTCGGAGAAGCAGGACCGGAGACGTTTCCGCCACCAGAGCCTCCAGTTGCCGAAATGGTGATCGTATCGGTCGATGCATCAGCCGTGATGCTGACGTTGGTTCCAGCAACAATGGTCAGCGTATCGGAAGTGCTATCAGCAACTAAAGACTGACCTCCCGCAGCAACGGTGGAGAAGATGTTCTGGTCACCGCTGTTGGTACCGCTAAGGGTTCCAGAAGCGCCGTCAGCGATCGTGATTCCAGAAGTCTTCAGCGTTGAGCCACCAGTTCCATTGGCCCTCAGAATCGCGTTATTCGTGGATCCGGTGTTACCTCCGATTCCGCCACCGCCACCTCCGCCTCCAGCGTATAGCTCAGTGAAGTTGTCGTTGCATTTGTCAAACGCTGTCCGCAGCGGATCACCAGTACCGTCATTTGCCGTTGTGCCGATGTTGATGATCTGCTGTGCCATAAGTCAGTACTTCTTGCTGAACTTAGTGTTCGTCGGAGCAAAGCCGACCTGCAACTTTGTTCCCCCGCATTTGACGCGCACCTCTGGATTGTCGCGTTCAACCTCACGCAGGAACTGAGAATCTTTCCAACACTCGTAGCCGAGTTTAGCTCCCCAATGATGGTAGAGCGTCGGGTCGATACGCATCCGCAAGCGGCCAACGCCATTGATGCTGCGGAGATCCTGCTGGCTGTCCTTGGCGATGCGCTTCTGGTGCACTTCGGCATTCACCAGATCTGCGTGATAGCCAGTGGCGAGTTCTTTGACCACATCCTGACGCAGTTGCGCCGGGAGTCCTTCGAGTACGTTGTCGAGTATAGGTTGTTGCATGATAGAAAAAAGGGGAGCACCCACCGATATGGCAGATGCTCCCCGTTGAGTGATTGATTACGACGCGCCAGCGAACATCCCAAATCCGCCCGGGTTTTTTACCACAAGTCCACTGATCGCCTGCACCAAGCGGATCGGGCCGCCACCAGCGTCAGGGAGATCCTTGACCTCAGGAAGCTTGGCATACCGGATCTCAACCATGTCCATCGGGATGACGTAGCCACGGTAAGCCTCAGAGGACAGCGTGGTGGTGCTCTTACCACCGATAAAGGTGGTGGGGTGCAGGATCAGACGACCAAAGTCACCCTCGAACACGTCGATGGAGGACGCGAACGTCGAGCTGGACAGCTCCTGATTGAACGTACGAACAGCCGTGGCCGCGATGCTGTTAGTATTGGCAACCTGCGTGGCAGAAGAGCTAGTCAGGTTCGTGAAAGCACGCTTGAGGGTCGTGCCGAGGATGCAGTCGTAGTCACGATACACGCCAGTCTTGGAGTAGATGGCGGTGAGGACGTTCTGCACGGTGGACTCAGCGAAGTTCGCCGAGGTGACGGAGCTGATGGCGTTGGTGGCCGCAGTGCCCGGGGTCACGCCGCCAGCAGGGGCGAAAGCGGAACCGGAGGCAAGAGCGCCAATGTTGGAGCTGTTGGTGCTGAGAAGCCAGTTGCCGAGGGAACCGGTCTGATAAGCAGTCGGGGTCGGACTTGCGGAGGGGTTATCCTGCTGCGCCGCCTGATTGGTGCAGAGGAACGTACTCTCACAATCCCGTTTAATTTCAACAAGGAGCTTGGCAACCGAGTATGCGATTTCGCTTGCAGCACCGGCAACGTTCTGGGTCTCGGCGATGAAGCCGACCCGGCTGTTTCGGCGAAACGCCTGAGCGTAGTTGGTCACGCGCAGACGATTGGCCGACTCGTTCGTGTAGCTGGAGACGTCGGTACCGTCGATCACGCCACCGAGCTGCGGGGCGGAGTAGTCGTCCACCTGCCAGCTCATAATGACGTTCCCGAGGTCCTTGCCCTTGGGAGCCATGGACACGAAGGGAGTGCTCTTCGCGTCAACGTTTGCGATGTAGTCGGCAAGTTCCTCGCGGACGCCGACCTGATTGTTTACACCAAGATATGCCATAGTATTAGGTTTTTAGAAGTGTGTGTTGAAGCAACCGCGACAGATCGGCAGTGCTCCCGCTGCTGTTGAACGCCTTCTTGGCAGACCTCGCCGCATCGTTGGCCTTGTCAGACTTGACCGGACTCGCCTTAGGAGCCGCAGGCTGCTTCGGAGCCACCTTCACGGGGGCCTTTGCAACCTTCGCGCTCTTCTCGCGTTCCATTCGAGCCTTCCGGCCTTCTAGGAAGTCACCGATGGCAATTTGATAATCCGGGAACGACGCAAGCTGTGGCATCTGCCGCAAAACCTGCTGCGCTTCCGAGTAAGTCGGATTGCTACGGTCCTTCCACCAAGGGTACGCACTCTCCGCAACTGGTCGGACTTGCTTGTACGTGGCTAAGAATTGGTGCCGCGTTGGGATGTGAACATCCAAGGCATCCTCGACTCGTCGCCGAATCGCCTTGATCTCATCCGCGCTGTACTCTTTCCCGCCCACTTCGCAGCCTTCAGCGTTGTCCTCGCACCATCGCTTCAACTCCCGGGCCTTGCGGTACTCATCGCTGAGTTTCGCCTCGTCCCAGATGTCAGAGAACGGATTGTCGGTCGTCGCTGCCGCCTGCGGTACTGCCGCCTGCTGCTCGAGTGCTTCCAGCTTCGTCCGCGCCTCATTCAGCTCCTGCTCCAAGGCTTCCGCTTTCGCTGCGGCTTCCTTTTTTTGGGCTACGAGCTTGTTGATGCGCTTCTGGACTCCAGCCGGTTCGTCCTCGGTAGCGTCTTCAGTCTGCTGAGAGGTTTCCTCCTCAGCGGGATCCTCCACGGGTGTCGCCTCCCCGGTCTCAGCAGTCTCGGACGCTGACTCCTCGGCGACCGGCTCATCTGCACTCGCAGCGGCTGGTTCCGGTTGCTCGACAGCTTTTGTCGGAGTCTCAGAGAACCGAGTCTCCAACAGTTTCGCCAACGCCACCGTGTCGAGCGGGAGCGGGTTGAGCGGTTGTGCCGTGTTTTGTTGGGGTGTCGCTTCCCCGGTTTGTGTTGCTTCCATGCTTTTTAGGCCCTGCAAGTCGGGCATACTACGACAGGGTTTAACGCTAAACCCAGAAAGCTGAAGCCCTGATGAACGACGTTATCGCTAACGTCAACCAATTATTCTTGGGGAGCTTCCAGCTTCAGACCCATCTCCACGAGGAACGAGCGTGCATCCGATAGAGCAGCCGCACGTCCGCAATTGTACGCCCTAGCCTCTGGAGTCAGTGCCGAATTAATTGCTGCGGAGACCTCGTCTGCAATCAATTCACCTAGCACCTGCCGCAATGCACGGAGCACCGGCTCATGTTCACCCACACCACCCAGCGCCATCTTGAGCTGTTCGTCAGTCATTCTCATTGAGGAGTCGCTCCGGGTTGCACGCCAAGACGTCCAGTGACCGCGTTCTGCTGCTGTTGGACGCTGAATTGCAGGTTCTCCACGTACTTCTGCAGATTGGCTTGGAACAACGGATCCGCTTGAGCCTGCTGCTGGTATTTCGGGTTCGCCTGCAGGATCTGCTGCGCGAAGTTAAGCCTTGCTTGAGCTGTGGGATCGTTCTCACGCAGCTTCGGAGGATTGCCAAGGCTCATCAGGCCGAGTTCGTCGTTGGTCTCGTCGAACATCTTCTGCGATGCCGGTCCAGCCTCCATAATCAACTCGTTAGCCAGAGTCGGATCAATCGCACGCAGCGCCAGACCCACGAGCTTGGTGCGATCCACAACGCCAACGCTGTCCAGCGGCAGAACGAGGCTAGAAAGCGCCTTGAGCTTCTCGGTCACAAGGTCGGTCTGCAGCTCCCTCACGTCGAACTTCAGCGAAACATCGAACTCTTGGACGTTGGTGCTCAGGGGAACGTTGCTGCCGGTGATACGAGCCACTTCCTCCGGCCCAGTGTACTGCAGCGTGAGGCTCAGGACCTGCCGGAACGCCTCGGTCCATCCATGCAGCCAGTTGTTCACCAGCCGTTGCTGCCGCATCTGGGTGAGCGCAGGCGGAACCTTCTCGGTAGGACGACCAAAGTACCGATCCACCTGAGTCTCAATGGCTGCGATGAGGTTAAACGCAACACTCGGCTCACGCGCAGGAGGCTGCATGAACGAGATTTCACCCGGACGCAGCACCGGAATCTGCACCGCAGGCCCAAGACGCAGGTTTCCGCCCCTCGTCTTCGGAACTTGAATCGGAGGAATCGTGTTGAGGCTCGTGTAGTCGAAGATCGAGTCGCGCTGGGCCTTGATTTCGTTCTGCCATGTCGCGCAGATCTCCGGAACGCCTCGGCTCTCGACGATCTTCCGATGGATCACCTCGCTGCGCCACACGATGAACGGATACTGACCGTGCTCGTAGTCGATCAGCTCGAACTTGCCCCACGAATCACCCACTTGTGGACAGAATACTGTACAGTAAACGCCCGGGACACCGTCTTCATCGAGCGCTTTCTGGTAGGCGTACACCACCTCGATCAGGTTCTCACGGTCCAACACCGCGTTGTTGGTCAGCCCAATGGTGTAGGTGTAGTCGCTGAAGTTGCTGAATCGTCCTCGGGTGGCAATCGCCTGCTTGGCCCATTCCTCATCCCATTCGTCGGTCTCGACATGCTGCATCACCTCGATCTCGGTCATGTAGCAACGACGAAACACCACACGCGCACTCTGGATGTCGGTCGTCTCCGGCGGGAACGCCAGCTCGTCGTATGGAGCCAATGCCGCAACGCTCGGAGAGTTCTTCACCAGCGTCGGCACGTAGATCTCGCACTCACCTTTTTCACGAAGATCCTTCACGCACTCCAGAGCCTTGCGCTTCTTGAGATTCGGAAAAGCCGCCATGAGCAGCTCGGCCAACTGATCGGTGGCATCCGGATTGGCCAGCAGGTTCGGCAGGTCCGCCAGCACGCTGCCTTGAGGACTCTGCGCCGCGATCTGCATAAGCTGCTCGACCGTGACGTACTGCTCCTTCTGCCCAATCTCTTGCTGCCAGCTCACATGGCAACCGGCCCATCCGTAGGTCCACAGGTACTGGCTCAACAGCTCCACCTCTCGGGTCATGTCCGTGTAGAGCTTCTGGTTCATCACCCAGTCCATTAACGAGTGCGCCGTCACCGCGGTGTCCAGATTCCGCACGTTGGTGGGAGCAACACGCAGCATCGAGCGCCAGAAGGCCGTCGAGCACACGTCAACCAGCCCGTTCACGACCTCGTCAGCCAGCGGAATACGCGTATCGGAGGCACCGTCCCAAGGGAAAGCCATCTTCCCGTTGGGCTGATTGTCGTTCCACTTCTTGCCGTCCCCGCTCTGACCGTCCCAGCGGCAGTACCGGGTGTTCTCAGCCTGACCAACGCGAGTTCCAAGACCATAGTCCGTGGCCGCACGACGCAGCTCCTCGTTCAACGCACCCACGTCCGGCGCGTCACCCACGTGCGCCATTGCATCCCCACTGGTCTTATAACTCGTCGCGTAATTCATCCGAAGCCCTTTGGTCTGTTTGCACTGAAAAAGCAATGCTAATACCCCCCTCCGCCGTAGCTATCCAAACCACCGGCACCCACATGCTCGATCTTTGAGATCAAAAGCATGCCCAAGCAGTCTATCGGATCCTTGGATGCACCTTTCTGACCATCCCTTCCCGTATGCTCTGACATGCACCAGATCAGATTGTGCAGGTCGTCCACCACGTAGAGCCTCGGCTCATTCAGTGATGTCAGTGGCTTGGTCGCGTCATAGCTCAGGTCGGAATTGATCGCCGCCGTCCTCTGGTCCACAGGCACGCCCGGCGCAGGAATAAACGCCATTCCATCGTCCTGATCGCTAGGCTCGGCTAGTAGGTCAATCAATGTTGTACCACCCTGCTCGCTCAATGCCGGACTGCCACCCGCTCTAGGGTCAATCAGCCGCATCACCGGCTCCCCACGGCCAATCTCATCCTCGATGGTGCGGAACAACTGCCGGTACTCGATCACGCTCCGACCCGCTTCTAGCGTTTGCGCTGGACCCGGTTTTCCGTCCGCCTTCTCACTCGGCAGCGCCCACTCTCCGTACCCGGTGAAGTCTGGGAACTCACGTACCACCACCTTGCGCCCATCCTCGTAGACCAGCATCCACAGGCAGTACCAGTTCCTAGATCCAGCCGGGTCGCAGACCATGTATAAGGTACCCCCATCAGGAATCTTGCTTCTAGGGATGCAGTGCGTCTCCGGCCGGAACCTCGCGAATGCCTTACCGATGTTGTCCGATGCCCAGCCGTAGGCACGCGTCAGGATCTGCCCCATCGGCGCACCCACCAGCTTGGACTTCATCTCGTCCCACGGGTTGTACGGGTTGTCCTCGCTGAAGAAGAAGACCGTGCTCCGATTCATCTTCTCCAGCCGCATCACCCTCGGAGCCTTGCCCATCGGCCAAGTGGGTAGTCCCTGCTTGCCTTTGAGCATCTGCCCAGCATGCCACTCGGTGATCGCCGCACCCCCCGTGAACTCCTTGTAGACTGACGCCACACCCTCGAGCGGAGTCTGCGTCACCAGCAGCTTACCCCTACGTGTAACCAGCCGGTACCTCAGCGTATCTACCCAGCTCTGCGGCACCAGCTCGTCGCACCAGATCAGATCCGCCTCACGGCCTTCAATGGTGTTCTCAGACTGCGTGTAGTTCAGGAAGTCACAGCGGCTACCGTTAGGCAGGATGAAGGAGCCATCCGTGAAGCCGTTCTTCCTCGAGTAGTTCAGATAGTGGATCTTGCCCTTCTTCGTAGCCCGCAGACTCACCGGAAGATAGTTGTAGATCGCAGGCTGCTGCACCGTGACTGAGGTGGCGTTGGACGTATGGCAGCAGAGCACGTTGACGTTCTCCTTGCTCAACAGCGTCTCCACCACCCGCCTAGCTGCCCATAGCGTCTTCCCTGCCCGGTTGCCACCAGAGATCAGAAGCTCCGAACACTCAGCCCAGACCCGGTTCGCCATCTCCCAGTGGTCCGGGACGAAGCCGTAGGTGAAAGGATCAGCCTTCTCCAAGAGACATAACTGAGTCCGCTGGTCGCGCAACTCCAACGCTCTAGGATGCTGCGCGCTGACCTTCGGGATGACCGGATGCTCCGGCTGACTGTTGGTCCATTCGATCTGGTGCTTCTCGCTACAGAATCGGCCAGTCTCACGGTCAGGGACAAACGACCGGGAGCAGATGAGACACTTGCGGGGAAGGAACTTGGACTGTCGAAGGGGACGGTTTGCAAAGTTTTTTCCGATTGGGGAATGCGTCACCGTTGAGCGCCCAGCCGAATGCTCGACCCCCTCCCCCCCGTTCTGGCCATTAGCTGCACTTGAATCGTTCATAAGCTCAGCTAAAGTGAATATAATACTTATTGGGCAAGTTCGTCACGACGCGTCTGGCATGACTTCCTCGTTGGTTTCAACCTCGATGGCATCCGACTTGCTTCCCGTCTTAAGCTCCTTCATCAGGTCTCGATGGGTAGTCGTTAACGATAAAGAAGCGTGAATTGACGTGGGTTGGCCCTTCATAATCCCCAGCTTGTCGGTCAAGATTGCCACCGATATGGGAACTGTGCGTGAATCAATCTCGTCCATCCCTGTCTGCGCCAAGAGTTTAGTACCTTTCCAAATAGCTACCTCCATAAATGACATTACGTCACTCTTCCACGCCTCTTCGGTTTCTGGGTAGTCCGATGGTACTTTGACGCCTCTAATGAGCTTGAAGGCTGTTCCGTTAGCCAGCCCTGTCTGGTCCGCTATCTTCGCCAGAGGTTGGTTGGTCAGGACACCTTCCACGACGGTATCTGCGATGTCTTGTGTGAGCTTGGAGTTGTGATGCTGTCCGGGGTGCAGTGTGACCTTATAGTCGTGTTCTTCGGCCAGAGCCCTGATCTTATCCGCTAGGGCCTTCGGACAGCGTGGATCGTCACGTAGGGCCCAAGAAACCATGTTCCGGTCCGTGTTGGCCAGCTTGGCTAGGGTGTTCTGCGAGACTGCCTTGGTGGGCTTACCCATCAGAGCGTGAAGTTGAAGTCACCCCAGTGTCTGAGCTTCTCAATTGGGGTATACATGTATTGCTTGACCCCAGCGAGTGTGAGCCGGGCTGAGGCTGCGTAGTCCTCGGAGAGGTAGTCCTTACCCTTGTCGCACTCTAGGAGGAATGGGAGCCAGAGTGTCGGGAACATGCCTGCCATCTCGTCGTTAGCCCAGTCTATGCGATAGGGATGCGGCACGGCATCGGTGGCTAGGATCTCTAGGGATTGCTCTAGGGCCTTTCTGGGTATGGCTACGGCACCAGAGGCGAAAAACAGGATGGGTGTGAGGCTGGGCTCATACTCCAGTGGAGTAGCCTCAGGCTTGGGGCGATAGGCTGGCCTAGGGGGTAGTGCCCTGCAGGAATAGGGCATACAGACCGCAGCTTGGTGCTTGTGCGCTAGCTCCGCCATGATCATCAGGTCCGCTGTGCCGAACTGGATGTCGTGGTCTAACTGGATCCAGATATCTTTGTCATCATCGAGGAAGAACTTGGTAGCTCTACACCTCGAACGAGAGATTAACGCATCCTCTCTGATAGTACGCAATGCAGCGTAGCGAGTACGTTGTGCAAAGTAATTAGCGAGATCTATCCAAGAGGTGAGTACCGCTGAGTGCATATCACCATAAGCATAGCAGGTAACATGTACCGACGGTGGCTTCTCGATGATATCCACTGATTTGATCTTATTAGACATATATACTTAGTGTATAACTATACTTAGTTCATTACCTTCTCTATCATTGCATTAAGATATGACTCCGGAGCAACACGAATATGCTCAAAGCCACGGATGATGAGCTTATAGGCTGGGTCACTGTCCGACATGGAGAACCTAGCGGCTACCTGCTCTGGTGAGGCGCTGCCTGCTCTGACGCTACGGACTACCCAATCCCGGTAGGAGGGTGGTATCATACGTAGTGCGTACTCTAGCTCTTCCATGGGATGCTGTTTCTTGGAGCGGCAATGCCCCTAGGAGGCGTTTTGATCTCTGGCGAGGGTCACCATAGCGCAACTCATCTCCTAGGGGCTTGTAGGGGCTTAGAACAGGTCGTCGGCTACGGGCTGGGTTCCGCCGGTAGGATGACCTTGGGGTTGGGGAGCCTTGGTCGAGTGCTTCCAACTCCCGATGATGGGTCCACGTTCACCTCGGTCACGGGCTTCCTTGGAGACGCCTTGGACGATGAATCCATCGTTGCCGTACTTGTCGGGTCCACCTTTGGATTCCAGAAGTGTCACTTCAAGGAACTTACCGGTCTTACCCTCATACAGATACTGTTTATCTACTTTGCTGACGTTAATGTTGCATCTAATCATGTTATGTTATGTTGTGTTGTTTACGAATCCTGCAACAGCGCAGGTTCAAATCTACAATAGGCACCTTCGTAGTGGCATGTCACCAGTCCACACTCGCCGTCTCGTTGCTTTGCGATTGATATGGTTGCCTCACCTCTTGGTTCTACTCGGTTGCGATCTAGCAGTAGGACTGTGTCTGCGTCTCGTTCGATCTGTCCGGAGTCTGCTAGGTCTGAGAGTCTTGGCTTGCGTCCCTTCTCCTTCTCGGATTCACGGTTGAGCTGTGCGAGAGCCAACATAGCCACTCCAGTTGAAGCTGCACAAGCCTTCAGCGTTCCGGATACCTCGGCCACCTCGTAGGTTCGTTTCTCGTAGCGTCCGCTTGCGCCGATCTTCTGGAGGTAGTCCACGATGACCAGCTTGACGCCATGCTTCCGGACAGCTCTTCGGATGGCTGAGGTTACCGTTCCGATCTTAGCCCCGGCGGATAGGTCTAGGAAGTGGATCGGGGAGTTCTTGATCTTGATGTTGGCCGCTTGGATCCGGGCCATGTCGCTGTCCTTGAGTTGACCCGTCTTGATCGACTGCATGGATACCCCGGAGATGCACGAGACGAGGCGTCTTGTGATGGCATTGGTGGACATCTCGCAAGACACGAACAGGGTGGGGACTTTGTGCAGCACCGTAGCGTTGGCCACGATGGAGGTGCCCATGGCTGTCTTGCCGATACTTGGACGTGCAGCGACTAGGGTCAGCTCGCGGTATTGCAGGCCGTCGAGCATGGAGTCGAGCCTTGGGATGCCAGTCGGCACGCCGCTTAGTTCGCCATTGCGCTTCCAGCGTTCCTGTGTGGCCTCGATGAAGCTGACGATGGCATCCTTGGCACTGCAGGAGTCGGTCTGTGGTGCCGAGTCTAGGACCATTCCGGATTCAACCTGCTTGAGCACCTCGTCGATGCTGACCGCAGAGTTCCCAGAGCCTTCGATGATCTTGGATCCGAGTTCTCTCAGTTTACGACGTAGGTGCGCCTCGCGTATGCCGTCCGCGAAGTAGCTGACCATGCTGGCTGATGGACACGCGGACATGGCCTCTGCCCAAGTGGCCATCGGGATCTCCAATGAACCGTGAGCTTTGTTCCACTCCTTGGTTAGCCTCTCCACGGACGCCGGTTGGTTCTGGCGCACCAGTCCGGCTATAAGCTCCAGAGTGAACCTGACGTCCTCGTTGACCAGCATCTCCGGCTGAACCAAGGAGACCACCTCAGATGCCACGTCCGTGTCTCCCGAAAGACATGCCCCGAGGATTCCCAGCTCATCCTTAGGCGCGAAGTAGGCGTCCGAGTTCATCCCATGGCCTCCATGAGAGCAATCTGCTCCGCCGTGTACTTGCTGGTATTAGGCGTCTGGCGTTGGAACAACTGTGGCGTGCTTGCCTTACCACGTGCCTTGTCGATCTCACCGTTCCAGTTGTTCAGTAGCGTGATGGGGTCCTTGCGGAGGTATTGGTCACCCGACAGATACCATCGCTCCAGAGCGTCAATGTCCTCGGGCGGAGTGTTGAGCTTCAGGACAGACTTCAGCGCCCGGATTTCCTTCTCGCTCCACTTGGTCGTGGGCCGACGCTTGAACCAAGATCCGATGCGCAGGCGGAGTGTTTCGAGTTCTGAGTCTGTTTTGTTATCAGTCTGATCTTCTCTATCTTCTCTATCTTCTCTATCTTCTCTATCGGATAGCCAGTCGGTTTCCGTCTGGTTAACCGGTGGGTTTTCGGTAGGTTTCTTCTTGGTAGGTCTTCCACCCAGTTTTCCATTGGTCCATGCGGAAATCAGGGCTGCATTGCACTCGGCCCATTCGTGAGCAACAAAGGCTCCATCCTCGATTTTCGCGAAGGTTTGAAGCATGGAATTCCAGAAAACGGTGGCATCTCCATCCCACCGGCAAACCGAGGCTAAAACGTCCGGATTCCAGTCGGTAAACCGGTCGGTTTTTCTAGACTGGCAGTGTGCCCATAAACGTATGACGTAAATGGGTGCAGCCTCAGTGCCTAAAAGTCGAACTAGGAGTCTTGTTTTCCAGTGCTCTAGGAAGTCTGGCTCTACAATCATAGCAGGTAACAAAAACCCCAGTCCAACCAACAACGTTCGCACAGGTGCACCGTGGAACCCGTTGGGAACCACATACCTTCGTTGCTGGCTGGACTGGGGGCTTTGTGTGTCATGGTGCTCGGGGTGCGAATCCCGGTCCCTCACGCAAGGGACAGTGCTGAGATACTAGCGGCGCATCAGGTTGTCAATCTGGGCGTCCGTGAGCTTGTACCGAGGCGGCTGGATCCAGCCACGCAGGATAGCCCTCTCGACTAGCTTCGGTGCCATGACCAGAACCTCCTTCACTTCCGCGTCCGAGAGCTTCGGGTCGCCTTGGACTTCGTTTCCTCGCTTTTTGCTATGTAGTGCCATGTTGGGTAAACCCCTCGCTTCGGTGTCTTGATTCTAAACTGTTTTGCTGCGATCAGACCGGCATGCACGCCTCGGTTGAGGAGTCGGTTGGCCTGCGTCCGGGACAGTCCCCACACTCTGGCGTATTCATCTGCGAGCATCCAGCCCGGAGGCACAGGCTCGGAGCGATTGCTGACCGCATCACGTAGTGACTTCAGAAGCTGGGTAGAGTCCATTGCTGTTCGTTCTGTGGCCACTGGTGGAGATACAGTTGCGCGGTTGTGTCAGTGTACTCTCCGAAGACGATGCCGTGGCTCCATGCCAACGTGGACCGTCTTCGGTGGGCATACTCCATGGCAGGCAGGTCAGCGAGCGTACCCGGGCTGAGTGCCACCGGGTTGTCTGAGCGCCTTCCGTACGCGATGCCAGCTCGATGAGCGTGTGCGACGACGCAGTTTCCGAAGGTCTCGGCACTGTCTCTGAGATAGTTCTCTCCGTAGAGCACCCCGTGACCCCACTTGTAGCCTCCGAGGCTGAACCAACAGTCTGGTAGGACTCCATACTTCAGGACCTTGACCCGGCAATGCTTCTCAATCGGTGCCATCATCTTCTCCCAGACCGCCTCAGCGAAGCCACGGATGACCGCGTTGTGATGGTTGAGGTATTGTCGTGCTCGCTCGTCGTGGTTCCCGATCGTAAACACCGTCGGCTTGAGCTGGTTGAGGAACTTCGCACCTTCACCGATGTCGTCGAGGTAATCGTCGGCTGCATCGGATTGGTTAGGGTTGCCTAGCGATCCTGCTCGTAGCGCAGCCAGATCGTAGGCATCGCCCAGATGGATCATTTCATGCGGCTTGTAGCGTTCCCGAAAGCGTAGCACCGCTTCCAGCGCCTTGGGATTGGCTCTGGACCCGTGGGAACAGCCGATGGCCATCACCCGTTTGCGGGCCTTGCTGATGTTCACGAGCAGTCTTATTCGAGATTGGCAAGCAATTTCCAAGCTTATTCAGGGAAACCGTAGCATTCTTGAATAGTGGCGCAGACCATCGCATATACCTCCATCAGGGCCTGCTCCGTGCTTTCGTAGTTGTGCCCGTACTTCACCTTGGACCGTAGCATCTCTCGGATCTCATCCAGTGCCATCCTGTACTCGGTGGCGTGAATGGCGTCGTAGTGGAATGAATCCTCATCTGGCAGGTTGAACTTCAGGGTTGCTGTCATGGTTCTTCTTGTATTGTTCGATTTCTTCTAAGGCTATTTTGATTTCCAACGGCGTAGGTTCCTCGGCTCCACACAAGATGCCGAGTCGCTCCTGCAGTCGGTATTGGATCTCAATGTCCAACTCGGTCACGGCACCCTCCGCAGCTTCACGGAGTCACCCTCTGGTATCACCACCGCAGCACGCACCATGCAGGCATTGGTGACGAGCACTGGCGTCTTGTAGAGCGCAGACAAGGCTGTGGGTTCCTTGCCATCGAGCGTGTAGCGCACCGGCAGGTTGCCCAGCGAGCAGACCAGACGGATCTGACTAGGGCCACGGATGTCCACGGTGTCCCCGCGCACCTCGGTGTTGTTCACGAAGATCCGAATCACTCGCTGCCAACGCACCTTGTAGATCGCAGAGTGACCGCTGGTGCTCTCCACACGATACGTCCCGGCGTCGGCCTCCTGTGCGGCTGGGATCTCAAGCACGCGGTTGGTAGCTCCGGGGATGGGCTGCCCACCCAAGGACCACTGGTAGTCCTCCGCGGTGTGCGGTGCCTCAAGGCGAAGCGGCAGGTTCTCCAGTGCGATCTGGGCTGATGCGGAGAAGGCAACGCAACTGACAAGGAATCCTTGTATGTTGGTGTAACAAAGACTGGTCAGTGTTTGTTTCATGGCGTGTACCCATTGGGTTTTCTGTCAATCGTCCATGCCTTAGCAAGACACCCTGTCCTTGTTGGTCTCTTGGTCGTAGAAGTAATGATCCCCTGCATTTTCAACTCTGAAAAACGTGCACTGCAGGTTTGATGGTTCATACCGAGTGCAATTTCAACTTCATCGCAGGTCGCGTCAGTTACTTTTTTGAGATAACCAATGATCCTTAATCGGTCTCTGCTTTTTGCCGTGGTCCTATTCGCATCGACTGAACATTCATCTCCTCCGTGGTTTTTGTAACAAATATCAAACAGATCCGGTTGATTCATGGCTTGGCCTCCACGATTCGGATGACCTCGGCCAGCGCCTTGCGGTCTTCGGAGATCCACTTTTCCCCGGCTAGCAAACCTTCGAGCTGTTCGATTCGCTCCTTCGCTTGGTCTAGTTCTTCAGCCAGTTTGTGCGCGAAGTCCGCGTCTACAACCCAGACTCCCGGGCGCGTCTGATACTCCCTGACAGTTACTCGTTCGCTCATCTGGTGCCCCTCCTATAGCGAGCCACGGTGGTCTCGGAGACACCAAGCGCCTGAGCCGCAGCCGCAACCGTCACTTCGCGTGGCAGTGCCCGAATCTTGTCTGCGATGTGTTTGGCAATGCTTGGCCTGCCTATCTTGCTGGGCCTGTAGCCAACCGGGTTACGCAGCTCGGCCAACTCCTGTTCCATCCGACGAGCCTCGGCGATCAGGGACGGCATCGGCAGCTCTCGGCCAAGTAGCCGAAACGTGTGGTTGTCTGTGCGTGGTGTGCTCATGCTCCGATCCTCCCGAGTACGTATCCAAGTGTCATCAGGGCCACTGCTCCCCAGAGTATCAGGGCCATCTTCAGGTTCTGGTTCATGGCGTTTTCCCACGTGTGTTCTTGTTGCGCTTGAATGAGAGCTTGCTGCGGTCCTCGAAGGCTTTGAGTTCCTCGGCGTACGCTGGGTCGGTCAGGCCGCGACGTTGCAGCCAAGCCTTATATTTCGCGTTCATGTATTCCTGACTGATCATCGGCTCCGCAGGTAGGGAGTCTGTGATCTGTATTGATGGTGGTCGTTGTCTCATGGTGTCTGTGTTGTATTGCGCTGCAAAGTTGGTCGGTAATGCAAAGTTTGCAGGTGATGTCCACCCCTCAGAAGTCGAGTCCGCTGATAGAACGGACGTTTTTCTTCCAGTTGCGGTTGCCAACGGGATCCGCGCTCTTGGGGCAGTAGCGGTCGGCGAGGAAGTCTATAAACTTGCCGGGCTTACCAGCAGCCTCCCAGCGGGTGTGGTTGTTGCGGATCGTGTTCAAGCAGACCTTTCTGGCCTCGGCTGCATTGGCGACTTTGACCGACAAGATGCCGTATGGGGCCTTTGCCTTAGCACCACCCTCGACGCGATAGATGGCGTCAGCGATTCGGTTGGCGTCTAGAGCGAGAGCGTTGGTTGCGACGAGAGCGAACAGGACGAGATACTTTGTAAGATACATGCGAGTTGCTGGTTAAGTTAAGTCCGCGTTGGTCGGATGCGCGGCCCCCGTTGGAAGTCTTAGTTCTGGCAGCCAGCGATCAGTCCAACTTTCGAGATCATCCGGCGATTTATTGCGGTCTTGTTCATTCGTCCGACATAGGCAAGACGATCACCCTCCCGGTGATACACAGCGAACGGAGAATCGCTAAGGCATGAAGAAAACGGATACCACTTGTGAAGGAGGTTCAAATTTTCACCGACCAACTTGATGATGTACCATATCTGATTGGATTCGTCGGTGAACACGTTGGTCACTTCCATGCCGCTGTGGGGTTTCATGTTCATCGCGTCTTTTGCCACAGCCGGGTTGTAGCTGATGTCGAAACTGGTGGCGTTGACGGCCTCTTCGATGTTGTTGAACTCGCGGCTGATCTTGATGTCGTTGTTCATGTTCTTGTTAAGTTACTTGTTGTTGTTGGCTACTTGCTACGGGAAACAGTTAACCACACCCCCAACACGCTGTCTACTGTTTTCTACTTTTTTTTCCAGATCCATGACGGCACCGAGCGGCAGTGTCGTGGCTGTCTTTTTCTGTAGATTTGTGTTGCGCTTTCCCGTCTGTCTGGTACTTGCTGCACCGTGACAGCTAAACCGCGCAGGCCGGTCGCGCTCAAGACCGTGCAGATCGACTCTAAGCTACACACCAAGCTCGTGGAATATGCCCGAGATGGTGGATTCAAGCTCAAGAGTCTGGTCGAGAAAGCAATCCAGCAAACCTACATACTACGATGAGCAACCTACCCGCAGTCGCAACGCAACAGAACGCCGTCCACACCTACGACAAGGTAACAGACCCCATGGCAGCCGCTACCCAGTTGGGTGAGTGGATCTGTCGCTCTGGCATGTTCGGTGCAGACCGTACTGAGCAGGGCAACCTCCTCGCTCTGCAGTGCATCGTGGAGCGCAAACCGCCGCTGGAGTTGGCCAAGCACTACCACGTCATCCAAGGCCGTCTCTCGCTCCGTGCAGATGCCATGCTTGCGCTCTATCGGGAACGCGGAGGAAAGGTCGTCTGGAAGCAGTTTGACGCTGCTGGCGCTCGTGCTCAATGGATCTACGACGGCAACGACATCGAACTGGCCTACACCGCTGACGACGCCAAGGCTGCTGGGTTTCTTCCCGCTCGTGGTGGATCCGGCTGGGCCAAGTTCCCGGCTGAGATGATGCGTGCTCGGTTGATCTCTAAGGCGGTGCGCATGCTCTGCCCAGAGGTTGTCACTGGCACCTACACGCCCGAAGAGATCGCTGACTTCGCGCAGCCCGCTCCGGTGCAGGTGCTCGCTACGCAACCGCAGGCTAAGGCTGTGGACGTCGAGGTGGTGCCTACCGCGGTCACGGCTGACGAGCCTAAGCTCACCCTGCAGGCGCAGGTGGTCGAGCTGCTGGCCAAGGCTGACCTTCTCGCTGCTGGCCGGGAGTTCCTCATTGCCAAGTCGTGGATCACCGCTGCCGAGACGATCAAGGATCTCAGCGAGTCCCGGGCTGCTAAGATCCTCGGCAAACCGGAAGCGTTCATTATGGCGGTGTCAGCACACAAGACCACGGAGGCTGTGTGAGCGTTCACGCACGTCCATCTGCCCTACCGGCACTGGCGAAGTCGCCCCGGTACGAACCCGGTCCACCGACGGCTGCGACCGAGGCTGGCACCGACCGGCATCTGGCTCTGTCCGAGATGTTCTCAGGCAAGACCGCACTGGTCTCGATGCTGCCAGACGTTGAGCGCGAGGCTGTAGAGTGGGCCTATGGCTACGTCCACAGCAACATCCTCACCGGATCAGAGATCAAGTCCGAGCTGCCCGTGGACATCTTGCGTGACGGCAAGGTGGTGCTCCAAGGCACTGCGGATGTCGTGGTGGGCAACCAGCTCTTTGATCTGAAGTGGGTCGAGCGCAACTACGCGGAGCAGATGGCGGCTTACGCGCTGGGGCTGATGCAGGCGCATGGCTTCCTTGAGATCGTCGTGCACCTATTGTTCGGTGAGAAACGCAAGGCGACTCGCTATGTCATCACCCGGGATCAGGCAGAGGCTATCGTCTACCCGATCCTCGACGCGGTGAATGACCCGACTACTCGGTGCCGTATCTCGGACTACTGCGGCTGGTGCAAGCACTCGACCTACTGCAAGGTGAGGCTGGCCGAGATCAACAAGGTGGCTGATGGCTACGAGATGGTGCAGATCGACGACCTGTCGGTGGCATCTCCAGAGTCTCTAGCCAAGGCGCTTAACCTAGCCACGGTGGCTGCCAAGTGGGCCGAGGAGGTCAAGGAGTACTGCACGCTGGCGGCTAAGGATGGCGTTGACATCCCCGGGTACTCACTTAAGAGCCGAACTGGCAGTCGAGAGATAGCTCCGGAGCAAATCAACGAGGCGTTCGGGCGGTCCGGACTGTCCTCCGAGGCATTCATCGGTGCCTGCAAGCTGTCGATACCCAAGCTCATCGAGGCAATGCAGGCGCAGGGTCTGACCCGCAAAGACGCAGAGAACCGCATAGACGAGCGTCTGGCTGGTCTTATAAAGCACCGGCCTGCGTCAACCTACCTAGCCAAGGATCGCTCGTGAAAACGCTCGTAGCGGTCGATCCCGGCGCCTCTGGTGGCCTTGCCATACGCGACTGCGGCGGATCCATCTGGCTGCAGCCTATGCCGGATAGTTTGCCAACGTTGGTTGGGATGTTGCGGACATACAAGACTGCTGACGCTGAACTCTGGATCGAGGAGGTCCCGAAGTTCACTGGACGCAACATCCCCAGCAGCACAACGGCTGTCTTGTTCCAGAGCGTGGGTAGGGTCGAGGGTGCGGCAGTGGCTCTTGGCTACTCGCTGCATCGTGTACCTCCCAAGGTCTGGCAGGAGCCTCTGGGGCTGGGTGGCCGCAAGTCGGTCGATACGCAGGCGCAGTGGAAGCGAAAGCTGCGTGGAAAAGCTGAGGAGCTGTACCCGAGTCTTGACATTACGCTGGCCACGGCTGATGCAGTTCTTGTCCTCCACTTTGTTCTGGGTGGGGGACGCTAGTAGGTTGGTTGCATGGTGGGCCGCGCATACCAGACCACGCGGATCAATTTAGCGCATCGAGTGGTGCGTGACCCCGGCATGGTTTCTCCCCTCCTAGGTGGACCTTAAAGCAGTTCTACGGGCTGGTGCCGGGGTGTTTCACTCTCTTAAAGTGAGGCGTGGACGCTGCCTCTCGGATCAACGAGCTGACCGCAATGGTCACGTCACTTGCATCCGAAAACGAGCGACTCAAGGACACGATCAACTTCCTGCTGAATAGACTCGATGAAAACGAAGAACGACTTCTGGGAATGCAAGCTAAAACCGTCAACCGTAGTGGACGTGTGGGGCGAGGCGGAGCTGCGCGTGGGCGAGATGAAGGAGAAGGCGACGGTGTACGAGCGAGACGGCAAGTTGTTCATCCGCAGGACGGCTGAGTTTCAAGCCAAGTTCCGCAAGCTGACGCAGTCCTGACACGCGTTTTAGGCCCGTAAACATTGGTCAGAACGGTGCTGAAAGATTTCTGTATTTTTCTGTAGACGATACAGCAGACCTGTGGTTAACTATTCCCGTCGCAAGCAATTAAACCAAGTAACTCAAAAAGAGCATGACCACCGCAACCGCAACTCAAACCGCAACCTACACCAAGCTGACCAACGGAGACTGGGGAATCAAAGTCACTGGAGACATCTCCGCCGGAGCCAGCGTGACCGTGACAAAGCGAGACGGCAGCACCAAGTCCGAGATTGTCGGCAAGGTAGTCTGGACCGGCAAAGACAAGTACTCCGACGCTCAGGTGTCCATCTGCACGGTGCAGCAGGTCCAGCGCGTCTCGTGCCGCCCGGCTTACCGTGGTGGACGCAGGGAGTGCGACGAATGTGGGGACTATGTGACCGCTGGAACCCG